TAATGACTAAGCCGCGAGGTTACGGTTATACTCATGTTACGAGAGTTCGTCGCAAACGTCCGGGACGTCATGCTAAAACATACTCTAAACGTATTCCTAAACATAAACGACGTTATCGTGGACAAGGACGATAAATATTTTTTGTTTCCAAATCACTTAAAAACAAGTTAATATAGTTCTTAAAGGAGTAAATATGGCTAAAAAAAAGAAAAAGAAGAAGAAAAATAAGAAAAAAAATAAAAAAATAAAAAGGAAAAGATAAACATGCCTAAAGTTGGAAAGAAAAAATTCCCTTACACCGTAAAAGGGAAAAGGGCAGCTAGACGAGTTGCCAAAAAGAAAAATAAAAAAGTGAGATATAGTTATGGCTAAAAAATGGATACAAAAAGCTACAGCCTCAATTAAGAAAAGAAAAACTAAAGGAGTCTGTACTGGAAAAAAATTTGGAAGTAAAAGCTGTCCACCTGGTTCCAGACGATATGCTCTTGCGAAGACGTTTAGAAAAATGGCAAGAAAGAGAAAAGCAGCTTAGTGTTATCAAGAGCTTCTTTTCCTAAGATAATGACTAAACCTAGAAAAAGGAAGAAAAAAAGTTATGGCCGAGTTAGAAGTAAATCTAGAAAAAAAACCACTTAAATATAAAAACGATAAAGGTGAAGATGTAAAAGTTGAAGTGGAAGGACGTGAGGACGAATGGGTAAGTCCTTTTGAAGATAAGTTCTATGGAAATTTGGCAGAAAAACTAGATAAGCCAGTCTTAGGAAAATTAGCAAACGACTTAATTAAATATTATGAAGATGATAAATCTTCTAGAAAGAATTGGGAGGATCAATACTCTAAGGGTTTAAAGATGTTAGGGGTCGTAGTCGAAGATCGACAAGATCCATTCCCGGGTGCTTCAGGAGTTCATCATCCTTTATTAGCAGAAGCAGCTACGCAATTTCAAGCTCGTGCAATCTCTGAGCTTTTTCCAGCTCAAGGTCCTGTAAAAACTCAAATTATTGGTAAAGTTACAGAGAAGAAACAAAATCAATCCCAACGAGTTCAGGACTTTATGAACTTTCAAGTTACAACTCAAATTCCAGATTATTTTAATGAACTCGATCAACTTTTATTCTATTTATCATTAGCAGGAAGTGCTTTTAAGAAGGTATATTTTGATAATACATTAGATCGAATTTGTACTAAATTTGTTCCAGCAGAGGACTTTGTTATTTCTAATAATAATACAGATTTAATTGCCTCTGAACGTTATACCCAAGTAATGAAGCTTTCTGTTAATGAAATTAAGAAATATATGGTCTCAGGACTTTATCGAGAAGTTCCAATAACTAAAGAAAGAGGTTATAATGCCACTTCTGAAGATGTTGTTCAAAAGACACTTCAACGTTTAGAAGGAATAGGTCCTTCAATGGCAGATCAAATTCATACAGTTTTAGAAGTTCATATCGATTACGATTTAGATGAAGATAAAGATGGATTAGGACTTCCTTATATCGTTACGATTGATTATGATACCCGTCAAGTTTTAGCAGTTCGAAGAAATTGGACAGAAGGAGATACCCTTAGAAAAAAGAGAACATATTTTGTTCATTATAAATATCTTCCAGGTCTAGGTTTTTATGGCTTTGGTTTAATTCATATGATCGGCGGTCTACAGCACGCAAGTACAGGTGCGTTAAGAGCTTTATTGGATTCTGCAGCTTTCTCAAATCTACAAGGTGGCTTTAGAGCTAAAGGTGCCCGAATAGAAGGTGGAGATATGACGATCTCACCTGGCGAATGGATCGAAGTCGAAGCTTATGGAGATGATCTAAGAAAGAGTTTTGTTTCACTTCCTTTTAAGGAACCTTCACAAACGTTACTTCAACTTTTAGGTATGATGTCAGAGTCAGGAAGACGTTTTGCATCAATCGCAGATGCGATGGTGGGTGATTCTGCGGGATCAGGTCCCGTTGGTACAACGATCGCTTTAATCGAACAAGGATCTAAAGTCTTTAGTGCAATTCATAAAAGAGTTCATCAAGCTCAGGGAAGAGAATTTCAATTAATTTATAAACTGAATGGAGAATATTTAGATGAAGAATATCCCTATGATGTAATTGGAGAAAAGAAGTTAATTAGACGAAAGGATTTCGACGCAAATATTAATGTCGTTCCGGTATCCGATCCTAACATCTTTTCTCAAGCCCAAAGGATTGCGTTGGCTCAAACTGGTTTGCAGCTTGCGCAATCTTCCCCCAATATTGTGGATGTTAAAGAAGCAACTAGACGTTTTTTAGGATCATTAAATATTCCCGATTATGAAAACTTACTTATCGAAGATGAAGAAACACCTAGAAGGGATCCTGTCTCTGAGAATATGGCAATTTTAAATGGAGATCCAATTAAAGCTTTTCAAGATCAAGATCAAGCTGCTCATATAACAGTTCACCAACAATTTATGGTTGATCCACGTTTCGGAGGAAACCCTGAAGCGATGAAGATCCTTTATGCTCCTATGATGGCTCACTTAGGTCAACACATGGCATTTTTATATCAACAACAAATGCAAGCGCAATCGCCTCAAGCACCTATTTCTTCGGGAGAATATAATAAAGAACTACAAGATAAAAAATCAAAAGAAGTTCCTATTCAACAAGAAAATTTAATTGCAGCTGCAGCAGCACAAGCAGCACAGCGTCTTATGCAACAACAGCCACCTAATCCTGAGCAACAAAAACAAGATGTTGATACTCAAGTTAAATTAGGAGGTCTCGAATTAAAGAAAAAAGATTTAGATATTCGAGAACAAAGATTTAAAGCTGGTCAACAAAAAGAAGAAAGGGTACAAAATAGACAGGATTCATTAGCGAAAGCTGATATTATTGATAAAGCTGCACGAGTGGTACAAAAACAAGATAAGAAGAAATGAGTATAAAAGGAGAAGATATCCGACAAGCTAAAAAGTTTCTAGAAAATAAAAAATTATCCCTTAAAATTTTAAAACCAAAATTATTTGCAATCGCATCTAAGAAAGCAAATAAATCTTTTGATGATACTTTAAAAGCAATTGCCAGGACATATGGAGAAGCTACTAATAGCAATAAAAAATAAAATTAAATTACATAAACAAGATTTAGGTAATAACCTTTTGAATAAAGGTGTAGAAGATATTTTAGAATTTAAACGAGTATATGGCTATGGTCAAGGATTAACTAAAGCTCTGGAGATTATAAATGAAATGAGCCAAAAATATCAAAAAGGAGAAATAGACGATGAGTAATTTTGAAACACCTACCCCCAAGAAAGTACCTCAACCAGTTGGTTATCGAATACTTATTCGACCTTTACCTGCAGTGGAAAAAACAAAAGGAGGAATTATATTAACTGATAGAAATAAGGAAGACCAGACTTATTTAAACAGTGTTGGTCAAGTAATCGCAATGGGACCAGAGTGTTATTCTGATAGAAAGAAGCCCTGGTGTAAGATAAATGACTGGGTTGTATTCGGACGTTACGCAGGTGCAAAAATCTCTGTACAAAAAGTCAAAATGGTGATAATAAATGATGATGAGGTATTAGGTACTCTGGAAAGTCCAGATTTAATATCTCGAAGCATATAACATACGTAGAATAATCTACGCAAACATAGGAGATACTATGCCGGAAAATGTAAAAGAAGTCGATATAAAACTCGATGAAAAAGAAGAAGAAAAAGAAGTCGAAGTAGAAAAAAATCCTTTAGAAAAACTTCAAGAAGAAACTAATGCAGAACCTATTATAGAGGAATCTGTTAAAGAGGAAAAGAAAGTAGAAGCACCTAAAAAAGAAGTTCCTAAATATTCTAGTGACATGCCTTATTCAGAAAAGGTTAGAAAACGTATTGCCAAAGAAGTGGGTAAACGTGCTGATGCTGAAAGAAAAGCATTAGAATGGGAAGAAAAGTTTAATACTTTAGAAGGTAAAGCTCGATCAGGTTTAAAAACAGGTTTCAAGAATAATTATGAAAATGTTTCTAAACAAATGAAATCAGCTATCGATGAGGGTAACACTGAAGAACAAGTTAAACTTATGGAGAAAATGGCTGATATTCGTAGTGAAATGCATAAACTTGATGATGCTGATGTTTCTAAAGAAAAGCCAGAGAAGAAAAGCGAAACTAAACCTCTTCCACCTCTCGCTAAAGAATGGGCATCAAAAAATGCTGGTTGGTTTAATAAACCAGGGCATACTAAAGCGACATCTTTAGTTTATGGTATCGATGGCGAGTTAACAGAAGAAGGTTGGGACGTTCATGATCCAGGTTATTATGAAGAGATCGACAAACGTCTAAAAGCGACACTACCAAGCTTTTTTGATAAAAAGACTGTTCAAGAAGAAAAAAGTGGTGTAC